AATCTTTTTTGCATCGGTGTTGGTGCCAGTTTCATTAGTCCCCCGCCCATCGAACGCCGGTGCGCCCCATCTTTGCGTTATACCAATCCTCGAACTCGTTGGCCAGCTCTGCCAGGCTTTTCTCCGGACACTTGTGAACCTGGTCAATCTCTAAAGTCTTGCCGCACTTCTCGCAAGTGTCTGCGTCGATCTTAATATGGCCAGCGAATGGTACTGGCTCGGTGTTTTCATTTGACATTTAGCATCCTTCCTTCGGTCCATCGAACTGCCGCAATCACAATCTTTTTTAGTTTCTCATACTCTGCGTCGGTCTCATATATAGCGCTACCAAGAGGGACGCTATGAGCGCGTTGCAAGATTGTCATTAATGGTATTTCATCATCATTTAATGATTTATAAAAATTATCGGTTTGTTTGGTAATGCACTTGTGGCGCTGAGTGGAAACAGCATCCACCCATTCGCCGCATTGCAAACATTTAACGTGCATTGTCATTTTGTTTAGCCTTTCTCGCGGCAATCTCCCGTTGAAGGATATGCCAAAAAATAGATTTAATAATCATTTCACCCCCAATATCTGCAACGTTTTAGCGCGCTCTACCCTGGCCGGTTTAGCTGGCGTCACCTTCTCAGGCTGGGCCTTATAGGATCGCATGGCCCACTTGATTCGCGCCGCAACTGAACCGTCATCATTCTTAATATAACCCTCTTCTGCATCGGCGAGCTGGTCCATGATCTTAGACTGGAGCTGATCGATCTCTTCTTCCAGGATCTTGGCCTGGGCCTTTGCCTCGATCAAGCGGCGCGCATAGGTGGCCGTATCACCAGCCAACTCGACGGCCGTTTTGGATTCGTCAACGCCTGGGTATGCTTTAACTGCGTCGGCTGGACTGATCGCCGGATACCAGGACTTACTATTCACGCGCCGCGTGAACTCTTTGCACACGTCAATAATTTTTGTCTGCATATTGCCGCTCGCCTGGTAAAAAAATAAGCGCAACTCGGTACCACGATACAATGTCGCGATCACTCCCCAGGTGTAGCCAGCGCATAGCATTTGCGCCTGGAGCTGAAGCGGGCCGCGATATAACGGTGGCTCATCTTCGGGCATGGCACTCGTTAGTTTAGATTCGCAACATCCCAGGCCGTTCAATGTAATGCTATCTGCGCCGATGACATACACGCCCATATCCGGATCCGTTGTAATCGTACGGCCATCACCTTCCCAAATGGAATCAAGCGAGCATTGCAAAATGATCTCGTCATCTTCCAGGTAAGAGAGTGCATAGTCCACTTGCAACTCTTTGACTGTGATGCCCAGGCGTTTGGCCGCCTCGGTAATGATGATTGGCTCCAGGGTGTTGCCCCAGTCTGCGGCCTCAACTTCAAACGGTGGGCGCGGCTTGCCTTCCATCGCGTCGATGCTGGCCGCCAGCTCGTCATTCGGTGAGCGGAACGGGGACACGCCCATGATGCTAGGAATCCGGGACCCGGACGGGAGAATGTCATTCGTAATTTTTCCAACCATTTTATTTTCCTTTCGGGAAGTCAATAAACACGCACTCGTTATAAACCATGCGGCCCTTTGCGTCGTAATAATATTCGCCGCACCCCGCTAACCATTCGATCGTAATCACCGCAAGTAACGCGGAGAATGCAATCATCATTAAACCTTGCATTAAAAGCGAACCAATTTTTTTCATTGAAATTTCTCCAGTAAGTAAAGCGCCGCAATAATCACCAGGACCGCAATGATCCCGGCAAACATAAAAACCAATCCGGTGATTAACGCATCGAGCATTTTAGAATCCCTTCTGCGGCGATTGATGCCGCTCTCTTTTTCAGGGCTGGATTACCCTTGGTTAATACGTTAATCATGTCAACCTTTTCTTCCAGGTACATTTTTGTCCAAGCAGGATCGCATTCCAGGGCGATGTCGATCCCGGATAGATTCGAGATGATGTCGGCCAGCTTGATCGTCTGCGCGCCCTCGCCCGCGTTCATCATAATCTGACGATTGATAAACGCTCTCGCGATACGATCGCCATCTTGTTCATCGGCCGCATTCGTAACCTGGTAAACCATGCGCGCAATATTCTCGTTGAACTCTAGTACCAGGTCGGTATATGTCACGTCGCAATCTTCAATGACATCGTGTAAAACTGCGGCGGCCAGGACGTCATCGTCATCGCATACGCCGCGGACGATCTGCATCACTTCCATGGGGTGACTGATATACGGCAATCCCGTGAACTTACGGAGCTGGCCATCGTGCGCCTGGTCCGCGAATAGTGTTGCTCTTGCAATTAAATTCATCATGCTATTGCTCCCTCGTATCTGTTGACAACATTACGAACCGCGCTAACGGACCAGGCTTTTTTGCCGGTGGCCGTAGCAATTCCCCTGGCTGATAACCCGGCGGCGATCTTGGCCAGGGTCGCGCAACCGAACTTTCTCAGCTCTTCGATAACCGGATAAACCTGGATCGCGAACTCGTTTGCCTGGCTCGCCGTGACCAATCCGCCGGCCTGGGCGCCGTTGGCTGGGGTGGGTGAACCCAATGTCATTCCCCTCGCCTTGCGCGCCGCCAGGGCCTTCTTAGTACGGTCCGAAATCTGAGCGCGTTCAAGCTCTGCCACGTTGGCCATGAGCTGGAGAATGAATCGGCTCATCGCTGGGTCTTGTAGATTTGGCATATCGAGCGCCATGATCGGGACCTGGCGATCCAGGAGCGTAGTCAAGAATCCGACGTTACGGGTTAGACGGTCCAGCTTTGCAATCATCAACGTGGCGCCTTCTCTTTCGCATTGCTCCAGGGCGGCCCTTAATTGTGGTCTGCGCTTGTCTGTCTTGCGGCCGCTTTCGATCTCAACATACTCGGACACTAGCTCATAGGGTGAGCTGGCCAGGAATCGATTGATCGTATTTTTTTGGGCCTCTAAACCCAGGCCACTTTCGCCCTGTTTCTTGGTACTCACACGGTAATACGCAATCACTTTCATAATTTCACCTCGCTAATTTCACGGCCCGGATCATCGGGCGAACTGGCCGCGCGGCAACGCATCTCGTACTCGCCGAAGGCGGCCTCGTAGTCCCTGGAATATAAGCCGGCGTATAGTTTGCCGTCCTGGTCTTGCAAGAACGTCGCATACTCGCGAACGTCCACGCGCTTGGCCAGGACAACGGCAACCGGGCGACGGACTGCATCGCCCTGGAAAACCGTCCGGCGTAGGATCGCCAGTTTCATGCGGCCAACCTACCGACGCAACCCATCCCGTACCCGTCATCGCCCAGGCTAGAGATCCGAGCGAGCGTCGCGCTCTCTTGAACTGGGAAGTCGGCGGCCATCTCTTTGACCACTTCATCCAGGCGTCTGTTGAATCCGCCGTACAACCCATTACCCATCCCAGGAATCTCGCGGCTGAGTGACGCGCCATTCTTGACATCGGCGACAGTCACACGTGGGAGCGGATCGTCGCGGAAGTTACCGGCGAATTTCTCGTACAAGGCATCGAGCGCGGCGGCATACAACTCGTCGCTGATCTGACGATTTACGAACACGAAGTCGGCACCGAACCGAATCTCCTGGCCGTCGATCGCGGCGTAATTTTGACCTTTGTAGTCTTGCATCCCGTCGAAGTAAGAACCCTCGAAGATCCCGACTGCGGCCTTTACTGCGTCGGCATTTGGGCCGTCGTTATATTTGATCGTGATACTAGCGCCGCCGGAGTAAACGCTGGACCGGACGGAGAACTTAACACCTGGGAATGATTCTTTCAGGACTGACCGAATCATCACGGCGGTTTCTGCACAACTGAGATACTGTTTCATCTTGTTTTCCTTTCGTTCGTTGTCTGTACGCTTTCATTATGGTCCCATTGCGATACCATTGCAACACCTAAATGAAAATAATTTGTAGAAATACAACAACCATGACAGAAAACCCCACCAAACCCACCCAGCTACACCTCACCGAGCGATTGCGTCGCGAACTCCAGGAGCAATCCACCAAGGAGCGCCGGTCCATGTCAAGCCTGGCCGAAGAGCTGATCGCCCTGGGCCTGAACTCTCGCCGCCAGGCTATCGAAGATCGGATCGATCAGGTGCTACATGGCCGGGGGTAAGCGCAATCGCGAACGGGGCGCGGAACTCGAACTCGAAGTCGTTCATACCTGGAAAGCCCAGGGCGTTGAGGCCCAGCGGGTCCCCTTATCGGGCGGAGCTGGCGGGATGTTTGTTGGTGACGTGATACTGGCCGGTTACACAATCGAATGTAAGCGGCGCAAGGATGGCTTTGGAGTGTTATACGACGCTCTGAACCAGCAAGGGAGCGACTTCCTGGTAGTGAGAGCTGACAGAAAGCCGCGCCTATACGTGATCCCGGAAGAGACGATGCTCTTGTGGCACCGTCAATACGGGCTTTTTAATTTCAACTTAGCAAATAGCAAGAAGGAGCAAGACAATGAGCTTTGATTTAGGACTAACGGGCGAAGGCGGCGGGCAATACATTCGCTACAACGCCAGCACCGGCACGTGGAACGTTGACGGCAACCAGGTACAACTCGGTCAATTCCTGGTCGATCCTACCAGCCTCAAAACTGGATGGGGAAAGATCGTGGCCGGAACTGCACCAAGCTGGCAATGGGATACCCGCCCAGGCGTCAAGGGCGATCAGCCTAGCGACGAACACAAGCGCGGTTTTTCTCTGCAAATCTACTCGAAAGCCATCGGACAACGCGAATGGTCAACCAACTCGGCCGGAAGTAACAAGGGACTGTCGGCCATTTGGGGACAAATCGCGGACCAGTCCGTGGCTAATCCTGGCAAGGTACCCGTCCTTAAATACACGGGATCAACGGTAATCGCGATCGGTAAAGGATCCACCCAGGTACCCAACTTCACCCTGGACAAGTGGATCGATGCACCAGCCGATTTCATTTTGTACGACGCACGTGGATTTACTCAGGAGCAAAATTCGAAACCCGCACCCGCACAAGCGAAGGCCCCGGCCCCAGCACCAGCGGATGACATCGACGAATTTTGATTAACTTTTGAGTAGGGGCCGCGGTTAATCCCGCGGTCTTTTTTTCCCATGACGGAACTGGTACAACACATAGAACAAGTCGCCCAGTATTTTTGGGGTGAACCAAACACAAAATTATCCAAGCCGGGGAAAGAGATCCGGTTTGGTACGCATGGGTCCAAGTCAATCGATCTCGAAAAGGGAACCTGGTACGATCACGAACAGAATGAAGGCGGCGGGGTCGCGGATCTAATCCGCAAAGAAACCGGCGGCGCGAAGATCGAAGCCTGGATGAGCGAGAACCTGGGGGTCCAGCTTACGCCCAGGGCGAGCAAGATCGAAGAACTAAAGCCGATCCAGGCCAGGAAAGTAAAAGCCGTGTACCCGTACGTGAATGCGTACGGCGAGATCGTTTACGAAGTGATTCGATTCGAGCCAAAAGACTTCCGGCAAAGGCGCCTGGAGAACGGTAAGCACGTGTGGAACCTACAAGGCGTTACGCCCTTGCCGTACAACCTTCCGGCCATCCTGGAGCATCCGAGAAAGACTATCTTCCTGGTCGAAGGGGAGAAGGATGTTGAGGCCCTAAAGCAACTGGGATTGCTGGCATCTTGCAACTCAGGCGGTGCCAAGAAATGGACCCAGGAATTGAACTTGCATTTTGCCGGGCGCAAGATCATCGTATTGCCGGACAACGATGAGGCCGGACAGAACCATGCGAGAGTAATCACCGAGCAACTCGGAGCCACGGCCGCGGAGATCCGCATCCTGGAACTCCCGAACCTGAAAGAGAAGGGCGACGTATCCGATTGGATCGCCCAGGGCGGGACCAAGGACCAGCTCGTACACCTGGCCAAGAGTGCGCCACTCGCGAAGGATTGGCAAGCGCCAGTCAACCCGCCCAAGCTCCGCATCCTGACGCTTAAAGAGATCGCCGAATTGCCGCCAGTCACCTGGCTAGTGAACGGACTGATCCCCAAGCACTCGCTTGCCATGATCTACGGCGAACCTGGCGGCGGTAAAACTTTTACGGCGCTAGATATTGCGCTAACCGTGGCCCATGGCGCGCAATGGCATGGCCATGAAGTCGCCCAAGGACAAGTGTTTTACGTGGCGGGCGAGGGCGTTGGCGGATTTAGAAAGCGGATCGGAGCCTGGCATCAGCACCACGAACGCGTCGAAGAGGCGCCGTTCTACCTGATCCCGAAGGCAGTCAATCTCCTGGACGACGCGGAAATACAGGATCTACTGCAAACCATCGAGACAATGCGAACTCCTGATATGCCCGTGGCCATGGTGGTATTCGATACCGTTGCCAGGTGCATGATCGGCGGCGATGAGAACTCCGCCCAGGACATGGGCAAGGCGGTCAAGAACATGGACCTGGTACGTGAACAAATCGGGTGCGCGGTCCTACCGATCCATCACTCCGGCAAGGATAGCAATCGCGGGGCGCGCGGATCGACTGCGCTTATTGGTGCCGTGGATGTATCCGTACGCGTCGAAAGAGATAGCGATCGCGTACTACTCACCACCGAAAAGCAGAAGGACGCCGAGCCGCTCGATCCGATGCAATTTAAAACGATCAGCGTTGAGCTGGCCGCCGGACCCTTGTCCCTGGAAACAGAAACCAGCCTGGTCCTGGAGATCAGCGATCAACCCGCGGACATCGTGGCCAGGAAGAAACTCAGCGGCCAGCAACGCCTAATTTTGGACGCGCTACATGATGCGTTATCGAGCGCCGGGGAACAGAGACAGATCGGGAACTACATTCCGAAGGGTTATTACTCTGTATCCGAATCCTTGTGGCGCGACTTCGCGATGAACAAACAGATCAGCGACGGATCGGATGATAGTAAGAAGAAGGCGTTTTTACGCGCCGCGAAAGCGCTCCAGGAACGCGGCATTGTTGGCAAGTGGGACGATTTTTGTTGGATATGGAAGGACAAGCATGAACCTAAATTATGAGCAAAAAGTAAGGGTTTACCCTGAAAAAGACGGACAAAATGGACTTGTCCGGAGCCTGTGGATAACTTTGTCCGCGGACAAGGACGGACAAGCCGGACAGACAAGGGGAACCCAATGAATACAAGGGTTAGCTGGCGACGGACAAGTACGGACAAACGAGCGCCAAGTACGGACAGACATTTCTCCTCTCTAGGAGAATGTCCTGTCTTGTCCGGCGGACAAGTTGATGCGTTGGAACGGTGGAAAGATTTGAACCAGGTAAAGATTTATCAGGATGAATTGAATCGCTTTAATCAAACCTGGGGGTACGGCAGATCGTTTACGTTGTGCGGTGAAGAGCTGGCAACGAAACTGCGAAAGCAGATGACGCTTATCCAGGAGACGGCCAGGGATGCTAAAGCGGGATATCTTGTCGAGCAGAGATGCGAGGCAATGATCCGGGGATTGAGACTTGCGGACCAGCGAATCCGCGAGGGTGGACACCAGCCCGTGGACCGGACCGAGTGGCAAGCGGAACATCCGGCCGGATTGGTGGTGAAAATGGTACGAACACGGGCCGCGATACCGCAAGAATCGGATTTCGCGTACTTCGCGCTAGAGGATGTCGTGAAGTGGATCCCGAAGGAAGTGATCGAGCTGATGATTCAATTTCCTGGATCATCAACCGAAAAGGTAGTAACCAACTTTGAACAAATCCGCAAGTCAACCGAGGCGCGCCTGGCACGTGAGGCAACGCCCAAGGCAAAGACTGGCGACGCACTACTGGACCTAGACGATGACATCCCATTCTGAGAAACCCCAAACCCGTAAATATTCGATACTGCCAGCCAGGTCCGTCCAGGACGATAGCTTGCACCCGACAACCTTCCGCGTCCTGGCGGCCATTTGCTTGCACACGAACGGATACGGTATTTGCTTTCCGTCCAGGGAGACATTGAGCCGGCACGTAAGCCGATCGATTAAAACCGTCTCCACGCACGTGGGCCGACTAATCAAAGCCGGATACATACGCAAGCTCCAACCGAAAGCCTATCCGTTTGCCTACAAGCGCAAATCGGCCTATTACACGAATCGGTACCAGGTGCTATTCGATGGCCCTGGTACGCCGATGCCGACTAGGGAGCAATTCCTGGCAGCAAGGCCTCTGATAGCCGAGGACTATCAAGATCAGGAAGCCATAGATAACCTTAATAATAAGAAGGGGGTTGTAGGGGGTGATAGCGAGCTAGTTCAGAGTATCGCGCAAGCATTCCGCCAGGGCGTCGAGCGGGGGTCCGGCGTGGTCCGCGACGTGGCGGCAAGCCTGGAATGCGCCAGGCGGCTGGCCGAAAAGGGCATCGATGCCGGCAAAGTCCTGGAGCTGGCCGTCCAGGCGACCATCGACAACCGGAAAAACCGTAAGGATCCGCCGTTGACCCTGGACCAGGTGGCCAAGTGGGGCGGCTTAGAGTGAATTTGCAAACGGCAAACGAACGTTTGGCCTTTGCAACTGGCCGGGGGTGCGTTTTTGCGCGATGCCGCAAAAAACGACCTTTGGGGGGTCCCCCATTCGCCAAACTGTACGGGGGGATCGCTCCGGATTTTTCAACTTTTTTGGAGATAAAAAAATGAGTCCATGGTTAATCATCGTCACGGGCCTGATTTATGCCTATATCGGCGTCGAGCAAGGTATTAAGGGGAATATTTCGATGGCAATCGTATATAGCGGCTACGCGTTCAGTAACGTGGGCCTCTATTACCTGGCCCTGGCAAAG